CTGCCACTCTGAAACGCCCTTGAGCTTTTCCCTTCGCTTCTTCAAGTCATCGCGCTGTATGCGTTCCTGCTTGCGAGATTCACGCTCTGCTATCTCAGCATCACGTTGCTTGTTGAAGGCAATGGCGCATTTGTAGTTGTGGCAGACTTTTTGGAGTGAACTTCGAGGGGTGTATTCGGTGGAGCAGATGGGGCAGGTCTTAATTTTTGAGGGCTTTTTTGGCATGTTGCCGTTTGCCATATATAGTTCTCCTTTGTCAAAAGAGGAGCTGTGTCGATGGCCACGTATAAGCAGATTCAGGATTTTGTTAAGTCAAACTTTGGTGTTTCAGTTAAAACCTGTCATATCGCGCACGTTAAGCACGTCCATGGGTTTGTTATGCGTCCGGCACCAAATCGGAAGTCTCTTGATGCAAGGGTTTTTGAATGTCCTGATAGAAATAAGGTGTTGATCGAAACTGCAATGAAGCATTTTAAAATGCTTTAATATTTACGCATCGTCCTTCTCCTTCTCAATGTCATAGCCGTTCATTGACCACCAGTCGCTACAATCTGAACAGGCATAAGTCTCGTCCGGGCTAAGGGGCGTACCGCAGCCAGCACATAACGGTTCATCCATATGTCCGCCTCGCCATTACCTGAAGCACTGGCAATATCTGGCTGTTGTGTTTGCACTCATCGAAAATAGTGTTGATGCCGGATGGCCGTTTGCGGCTGAGGAATATCAATCCACTGAGAAAACTGCGGTGATATTCTGAGCATCGGAACGTCTCTTCTTCTCTGAATATTTTGCGTGCTTTCTCAGGCGCTGGCTTGATTGGCCGTTCGTTGAATGCCGTCTCATTAATCCAATAACGTGTGGTGTTGTGGTCGCCGGAGCGGTAAATCTCGCCTACGTTAGCCATCATGTTGAGAATGTGGCTGGCGCGGCGATGCCCAACATGAATTAACTCGCAGATTGCCTTGGTTTGTGATGCTGGGTTTTCGGTGATGAACTGCTGGATAACCTTCCGGCGCTCATCGTTTCTTTCGAATTGGGTTCTTGGTGCCATCACGCCACCTGCTTAAGTTTGAGTTGGTTGTATTCGCTGTCGTTCGGAACCGTCAGCCTGCACCCGATATTCAGCGCCCAACCTTCTACCTGGGTGAGATAGAAATGCATGTCGCCTGAGTCGAGGTCTGAGGTATGCCGCAGCGAGCTTTTGACGGTTCGTTCTCCCGTCACCACATCGACCATTTCGCGTTCTTCGTATCCGAGGTAAGTGTGCTTCATCGCATCCTTCACCCATTCTGGAGACGCAAAGAGCTTGCCACGCTTGATGAGATAAGCGCTTAGCTCTGCGTACCACATGTGTTGAAGGGAGTTCTGAGGGATGCTGCGTTTGTCACGCCACTCTGAGATTTTGATGCGGTAGCGTTTACCAGTGGAGATGAGATCGAAGAGTTGCTTGGTGAATTGGCCGAGGGTTGATTTGTGAAGACAGAAGTCATTCACGGTTCACCTCCAGTTTAAGAGAAGAGCCTTTCGGCTTTCTGTTCGCTTTCTATTTCAAGCCTTTTAACCTCCCTCAGGTAAACCTCTTTATAAATCCTTAAAGTAGTTCTGATTGATGGGAGTTTCTGCATTTCACAATCAACATGTTCACCCTTTACCATGCTTGAGGCCCCAATTGAAAAGAGCCCATTAGCAAGCCAGATGCGGTATTCCTGACCTTGATAGATATATTTCGCGTTGTATTTGTCGGTTTGTACGTGCTCTCCTTCGTCGAGGATGTTGTTTACTAGGGCATCCCAACGCTTATCGAACGGGTGCGCTTTAAATCCTGTCATCCGCATGAAAACCAGCTTCAAAAATATAGTCATCATTCATATCTCCGGTTATTTATCGTGACCGTTTCGGCAGTGGCTACACCAGCAACCGAACGAAGCACTGAACAATGCGGGCTTTCCGCATTTTGGACATTTCGCTGTGATACTCATCATTCACTCCGGCATAGGGGCGGCGGCGAGCATTTCTCGGTAAGCGCGGCTGAATCCTGCTGATTGCATACCTGAAATATGCGCATCAACCATTTCCTTCGTCGGCTCAATCGGAACCAGCCTCCATCCATCAGGAACCACCATGTGCTGCTCGGTATGGTTAAGTGGTGGTGCGTCGTAAACTTCGCCAATAAATTTAAAACCTTCAATCCCGACATTGCTGATTGAGTGGGCGATTGCACCTTCTGGCGTTACGAAAAGATATCCCACCGGCTTTGCCTGCATTGCCTTAAGCGCTATTTCAGCCATTGCCTTTTCTTTGATAAGTCCGTCGCGGATGGCTGTGAATGCTGATTGATCAATTGCCATTGTTAGCTGTTTAATTTTGTTGGACGTGTACTGCTCTAAATCGTTATTCATGGCTTTCCTCAATCTCAAATTTGGAGAAGTCTTCGCTGCCGGTTTCGATGTGCTCAAGATTGCCGACGCGGTTAGTTTTGAACTGGCCTTTTGGCAGGAATGTACGCTTGAATTGTCCGTGCCATTTACCGAAACCAGTTGCGCCTTCCTCGTCGGTGTAATGAATTGGTGCGCAGGCGCTGCACAGTTTCATGCCTTTGCGTTCGGGCGCATATGACCAGTCGAAGAACTGTTCGAAAGCTCCGGAGCAACCTTGCGACGACAGCGCGGTGTTCTCGCAACAGCCACAGTTTTCACATTGGAATAAGCTCATTCCTCCTTCCCCTTAATTCTGATTCCGTGGGAAGTGATGGCCTCTTTTGCTGCCTCGGTAGCTATCCGGTAGCCATCGCAAAAATATTCATCGCTATGAGAGCAATCAGCATCAAGCTCAATCTCGATTGCAGCGCGGGATGCTTTCCAAGCCCGATATGGAATCTCGATGTATTCGTTGTAGTAGCGATCGACACTGACAGCTCGCTGACCTTTGACGTACTCGACGGTGTGTCCAATTTCTTCAGCTACCCATGCTTCAAACGCTTCTCTGTCAAATGCTGCCTTAGTGTCCATCACTCATCTCCCAGCAGTTGCTTCATCCGGGCATAGGTTTCCGGTGCTCTATCCCCTTCTGCCCATTCACGCTTAACCATCGCGATTAATTCATCCCAATGCGCAAGGATTGGAGAAAATTTAGGGCATATCTCTGCGATGACTGGGAAGTGATCGCGAATCTCTGGAATAGCTTCGACAAGTTTCATGCAGCGGGTTAAATCTGCCGGGTCCCACGGTGGGCTAAAGTAGCTGCCGTAAAATGGCCTTTTCAAACGCAGTGCAATAGACGCCATGGTTGCAGAACTAACACCTACGCGACCACTCACCTGCCATTGAATTACTTTCATGGCTAAATCATTGCTCATCAGAATTCCCCCTTCAAAGAAAGGCCTCGTAGCCTTCGTCTCGCGTTAGTGATGCCGAATAAATCAAACCTTCGTGAAAGTATTCACCGTTGTACAAAGCGCCAGCCCAGACGTCACCCTTCGCGCAATCTGCATAGATGGCTGAGAAGGTATTAGCGGGGAGTTTGCACAGGAGGGTAAATTTACGGTCGGATTCTTCGCGGTCTGCTTTAAATACTTGGGTCTTTATCCATTCTCCGAGCATCAGAATCCCCCTTTCTCTTGCCCGGTTTCAAGTTGAGATAGAAGCGGCAGATAAACCACTCGATGAACGAACGGGATGAAAGCTGTGAAAAATTTATCGAAGGTGTCTTTTCGATAGTTGGTAGCCTGATCAACCATCGCCTCAAGCGCGTTGCGAGGATTCCGCGGGAGATCGACGCCGTATAACCGGCTGAACTCTGAAATGAACTCAGACTCTTCAAGACACTTTTCAATCATGAAGATGAATACAGGATCCGTCAGGATGCATGTCCTCACTTCTTCTGGCAGTAATTGTTCTTCCATCAGAAACCACCTTTTGATTTTGTTGACCGGCTTTCAGATTCGGCTGCTTTGGCTATGGCCTGATTCTGATCGCAATCGTAAATTGCCCCATGACGCTGCTCGACATAGACAACTCCGCCCTCACCGTGGCGGTTAAGCCGCAGTAACAACTCGGTATCCTGCTGATTGGCGCTCTCTTCGTATGCACCTTCACGGTAGATGCCAAGCCAGTAGTCGCAGTCCTGCTCTATCTGTCCGGTATCGCGGGAATCGCTTGGGAGTGGGCGTTTGTTGGTGCGGCGCTCAAGGTCGCGGTTAAGCTGAGTAAGCAGGACGACGACGCAATCCAACTCTTTGGCAAGGTTCTTCAGTCCCTTGGTGATCATGCCATATGCCAAGTCGTTGCGGTCAGCCTTCTCGGCTTTCATCAGCGTCAGGTAATCGACCAGAATCATTCCGACAACACCACGTTCACGTTTAATGCGGCGAGATTCAGAAACGATGTGAGCTAGAGAAAGTCCAGGAGTGTCATCGATGTAGAGATTACCGCTGCCGGCCATTTCAACGCCTTTCGCTGAAGCAAGTGCGAAGCGGTTGTCATCGTAGCCATCAAGATAGAAATTCTTGCTGGATACACCGGACATCTGGGTAATGATTCGCTCGGTCAGTTGCAGGTCTGGCATCTCAAGGCTGAATGCCAGCGCGGGAAGCTTCTCAACGACTGCACAGTTGATTGCCATCTTGACGTAGAAGGTTGTCTTGCCCATCTTCGGACGAGCACCTACGACGAACAGAGAGCCTTTTACAATGCGCTTAGGCTCAAGCATGGCATCAAGCGATTCGATACCGCTGGTGATACCCGCTGCGCTCTGGTCACCGGCAAATCGTTTCTCAACGACATCAACCCAGTCTGAAAACACATCTTCGAAGCGACGCAATCCTCGGACGTTGCCAGTCTTGGCGTGATCGGTGATCTGCGTGAATAGCGTCTGAGCAGCCTCAAACTTCTCCTCTGTCGTCATGCCGTCATTG